TGGTTGTTGCAACCATAAACTTGCGTGAACCTTTTTGGCGAATAATCAATCCAGGTGTTTGACCACTGTAGCTGTTGGTAATGTTTACTTCGCACTTGACGATTGGATAAGCTGCGCTGGCAACGGTTGTAGGTTGTACACCGCCAACTACACCAAGATATTCTGTGCCAGTCCAAGTACTACTTGGATACACCGGTGCTGTTAAACTTGTTAATGCATTGAAACCAATATCAACTCCAGGGTTTGCACCGGTGCTAGAGTTATAACTAGCTTCGGTAATTTTTTTAATTTTAAGAGGACGTCCCATTTTGTTTTCTCCTTAAAGAAGTCCGATGTGGGTTCTAGCCACTACGCGGTAGGGTTTAGTCTTCCGCATAAAACGCCGTATTGCGTTGACAAGTATTTATGAGTGATTGATATTTTTGCAGTGTCAAAATAACATGTAAATATTGCCATGCAAACCACAGAACAACTTATTGCTCAGGGCAATACCTACAGAGAACAACACCTACCAGAACAGGCCCTGCAACAGTACGCTGTAGCGATGGCCACGGACAGAGGCTCATCGGGTGCGTTCAACAACTACGGCAATGTGCTGAGAGAGATAGGCGATCCTGTGGGCGCTGTTCCGTTTTTACAACGTGCCATACAGTTGGATCCGGCCAATGTCACACACCATTTTAATTTGTCAGTGGCCTACTTGCTGGGTGGAGACTATGTGCGTGGATGGCCTGCATATGAAGCACGACACAATTTTGAACATTTGAAAGGTACCATTCCCAACTATCCGTGGCCTGTGTGGAACGGTGAAGATTTAACAGGTAAAACAATTTTTATTCGTGGCGAACAAGGCCACGGCGATATTATTCAGTTTGTGCGGTTCATACAGAACTTAAAAAACATTGGTGGCACAGTCACAGTGCAAGTGACCAACGGATTAATTCCGTTGATACAATCCAGTGAAATTGGCCGCGGAGTTCGAGTAATCGGTTATGCCGAAAATCCAGGTGATGCGTTTGATTACTGGCTTCCCATAATGAGCTTGCCCGGAAAACTAAATGTTCGTGTTGACAACTTGCCCACTGTGATTCAATACTTAAATCCTGATCCTGCATTGGTTGCGGACTGGCGCAGGAACCTGGGAGTAAAAAATCGGCTACGAGTGGGCTTTGCCTGGTCAGGCCGACGCGACAGTTGGATCAATCAACACAAGGCCATGCCGTTTGAGACCATGCTGGGCTTGATTCGATCACATGTAGATTACGAATGGTATAATTTACAAACTGACTGCACTGCTGAGGAAGAAAAAGAACTAGTTTCAGCAGGAGTACGCTGTTTTCCAGGTGGTGTGAACTCGTTTGCTGACACTGCCGCATTGGTTGCAAACCTTGATGTGGTGGTGAGTGTGGACACTGCCACTGCACATCTTGCTGCCGCATTGGGCAAACCCACTTGGATCATGTTAAACAACTATGCACCTTGCTGGCGCTGGTTGCTGAACAGAGACGACACGCCTTGGTATGCCACTGCAAGATTGTTCCGTCAACCTCAAATGGGTGACTGGGCCACGGTGGTTGAACGAATCAAGTTACACTTGAAATTGTTTAAGATTTAACAGGTTGCATTTGCACAGGCACAACAGGAGACGCAGGCCTGGGTTGTGGTAATCCCAAGGTTGTTCCTACTGGACTTGCATGCTTCTCAGGAAATAGGCCTGAATATTTTATTTGGTTGATCATACCAATATTTATACCCAATAAAAAAGCACTCCGAAGAGTGCTTTTTTCCTTCCCATCCCTGGGTGGATTCTCTGATTAAGAGAAAGACAAGTTTTGAACAGCAATCTCGCCAACATAGTCAGCGGCGTTACCGAAAGAACTTGCAGTGTTTGTCAACTCTACGAAGCCATAACGAGTCATAAATGACACGACTGGTTCGAATGTTGATGGGTCAAGAACCACACCACTACTCATTAACGGAATATAAGGGCAATAGAATGCGGCAGCATCTGCCTCACTAGTACCTTTGTAGCCAACCAATACGTTAGCAGTGTCGCTAGCATAGGAGTTAACAAATACACGCATAGCACCGTTCAATGTACCAACAAACTTGGTGTTTGTAGGTGCTTCGAATGTGCCTTCTGTTGTGCGAGCAAACGCTGAAGTAGTTGCACTTTGCAACACTGTCAATGCGGCTGGCGAAACAACAGCCCAGTTACCTGCGCCACGACGTGTACGTTGGGCGATCAAGTTAGCTGTACGGTTGATCAACACTGCCAAAGCAGCGTGTTCGTCACCCACAAACGTAGCAGTACCGGAAACGGTAGCTTGGTTGTATGTGTACTCAACAGCAGCCAATGTGCTCAAACTCAAGAGAATCTCTTGGTCAATCTCAGCAGTGATCTCTTGTGCAAGAGCTGCCATGATTTCTGCTTCAACGTCAATACCGTGCATGGCTTGTGCGTCTTGTGCAGATTCAAATGTCCAACGTGCTTGCAACTTACGTGTCTTGGCTTCAACTGCTTGCTTCAAGATTTGAACGGAAATTTGCTTACCGCCGTTACCTTCAAGCGTTGCTGTGTTAGCGCCTGTGTAAGTTGATGTTGATGTTGTATCTTTGCCAACTGTAGAGTATGCAGTGGCAATAGTGAATGGACTCAATGCTTCTTGACCAGCTGTAACACTAGTAGCGGCTGCTGAGTTGTCAGTCAAGTTACCAGCGTAACGCACACGTAGAGTGTGGATCTGACCAACTGGACCTGTCATTGGCTGAACGCCTACCAACTCGTTAGCAATAACTGTTGGCATTACACGACGGATAACTGGTAGAATCACACGGTTTAATGTAGCGATGTTGCCAGATGCTGTGGAACCAGCACTTGCGTTTTCTTTCAAGTACTTACGTGTATTCTCAAGAATAACGTTCATACTAGTGCGCTTAGAACCGTTTAGACCTTCGAGCAATGCTTCCTTGGTCTCGTCCCAGCGACCTTCTAATAATTGTTGTGACATTTAATGTCTCCTTTTAAATTAATTTAACCCTGCCAAACGCTTGATGTCGATAACATTGCTAGATTCAGCACTGTCGTCTTCAATTTGGCTACGGGCAGATTTATCGCCGGTGACTGCTGACACGGATTCTGTAATCACTTTAGAGGCTTTTACAGAGCGGTCGGTTAGAACAGCCGGTAGATACTTTTCAAATGCGTTTTTCAAACGTGCTGTTTGGACGCTTTCGAGTAAATTACGCATGACATCTTGCTTCTCTTTGTTAAGAGGAGCCAGCAAATCGGCCAATGTGCTTTCACGCTCATTAGACTCTTTGATCATTCGTATTTCACGCTCTTTTGACTCATTAAGAACTTTTGCATTCCTAATAAGTTTGATGGCTTCTGCCAATTTTGCATCTTTGTTTGCAATGGTATCGTGTAATTTACGTACTTCTGCCTTCTCATTGAGATGAGTAGCACCAAATTCACTTGCATATGCTTCAAAGATACGACGACCAAAATTGTTCTCGCGAGCAACTTTAATGTCTTCTTGTAATTGACTGAGTTCAGCCTTTAGATGACGGCTAACAGATTGGCTCATTTTCTGTGCAGATTCTGTTACGAAACGTGCTTTCAATGCTTCCAATTGGCCACGTGCTTCACGTACTAGACGAACTTTTGTTTCTACAACATCACGTTTGTCAGTTGCGAATTCTTGAATTTCGCGAGCCAATGCATGAACAATAAAGCCTTCCAATTTCTGGAGTCCTTCATTGTGCTGCTTACGATCTTTACGCAGTTCGCTAATTTCTTCAGCAAGTTTAGTAACCATAAAGTTGTTGAACTTTGTAGCACTTTCATTCATCTTGCCTTGGAACTTAACGCGATCTTCTACCAATTGTGCTTTTTCGGCAGCAACGGCTTGAATTTGCGTAGTGAGACCTTCTGTTACCATACGATCTAGGGCTTCCACCATCACTGTTTTGTCATGTTCATAACGTTGTGCAAACTCTTCGCGGAGTTCTGCACGAGCCTGTTCACGAGCTTCAACCAGCTTGGCTTCCCAAGCTTCGTTGATCTCCTGGCGAGTTTCCTCGGTGATCAAGTCGCTATCTAGTAACGGTTTAATAGCATCTAACATGCTTATTCCTCCCTAATTTTAAGATCTTTGATCAGTTTTACTACTTCACTTTTCAAATATCTTTGTACCTTGTTGTCCGCGCCGGCTTCGCGTGCCACTTCCAATAATCTATGACCGTACTTCATGTTCATGAGGCCTTCATAGATTGCTGTGGGATATGCATTTGGAGCACTGGGTTGTGCAACTACATCTACAGTGACGATTTCAAAATCACTGACATGTCCTGTTCTGTCGTCGACGTTTCCTGACCCACGACTTGAAACACCTAATCTAACACCGCTGTCCAACATGGTTTTAACCAGTTGACCCATTGGCGTTGGTAATATCTTCAATTTTCCATAACCTATTGCACCGTCGCACCACATTTTATCAATCATGTGACTCACACGGTCTAAGTTAATTTTAAGATCATCTGGATGATCTACTTCTCCCAGCACTGAATTTCCACCAAGAATCTGATCGTTGATGGTGTTGACTGCTTTGCGGATCTCGTGAGCCGGGTAGGTTCGTCCGTTTGCATTCTCTTTGTTGCCTTCAATGCAAATGCCTTCCATGTAAAGAGTTTTACCAGAACCATCAGGAGCATCCTCACTCAGCAGTTTTACCTGCGCTTGTGAGAATGTCAAGTGTTCTTGTAAGTAACGAGCCATAATCTCTTATACTGGAGATTTAGTGTTTACGCCTGCAGCCTGTGTTGTCACTGGCTTGGGTGCGGCACCTTGCTTGGGGCTTGTTGTCATGCCCATGTCTTTTACAGACGG